TCCAATTTGAGAAACAGACCTACCTAAATTATCAATATTATTTTTTTGTGCAGTAAGTTTCTCTATTTCTTTTGTAAGTCTTGCTATTTCAGATGCACTTGTCTTTGCATCAAGACTAATCTTCTTTTTATTAAGTTCTGCTATTCTATTAGTTAATCCTAATATTGAATTTTCTGGTATTTTTACTGCTTCACCAAATGATTTTACATCAGTTGTTAATACAGTTAAAGTTTCCTTTAATGCATTTAATTGTAGCTTTTGTTTGTCTGTAACTAAATTAAATGGTGTAGATGCTATCGTATTTGATAGCTCTTTGAACGCAGCCTTTACATCGTTAATAGATCTATTGAACTGACTCGCATCAGCTCCTATTGGTAATATTAATGCTCCGATGTTTTCTGCCATTTTGTTAATCTATTAAAGACTTCTCTATACTCTTCATCAGAAGGCTTTTTAATCTCATCTCCTGGTAATTCCCACAATGCCTCTGGTGTCTTTGGTGCAGTCTTAGGGTCTCCCATTAGACGCACCATTGTAAACATCAATAGTCTTGTCTGCTTATAGTTGTCCACCTTCTTCTCGTTATAGCCTCTCAGCATAAGAGAAAAATGTCGTGGACTAATATCAAAAAAATCACGAGGGAGAATCTGTAACTCACCAAATGCGTAAGCCTCTATTTCCTCCCACGTGAACTCTTTTTTTTTGCTTCAGGTTCTACTTGTTCGGTTTGAGCAACATTGCTTTTAATCATATCGCTTTCGCCCCAAACTTTTATAATGCCTTTGAGTTCTTCTAAAAACTCAGGTTTCATTATATTGGTTTCGATGTAGTCTACTAAGTTTTCAAATGTCATTTCAGGCAAAACACCTTTTACAAGGCAGTTATTATAATAGCCACTATAAACCAAGTGTGCTACTCCAATCTCATTTAGTTCGCCATTTTCAAAAGAGATGCCATCTTTAAACTTATCAGATAAGTATCTAAACGAAGCCATCCCAAATTTAAGTCCGACCTTTTGGTCGTTAATAGTAATAGTAGTATAGTTCATAAGTTAAATTAAGCAGCTGGGTCAACATCCAAAGCACCAGTAGATTGGATTGTTCCAGAGAAGTTTATAAATTCAGTAGTTGATTGATTCCAAGTCAAATCGGTGATGTATCCGCTAAATCTATGATAATAAGCAGCACCTTCACTTGAACCAGTTACTGTTGGGTTTTGAACTCTAACCATAACAATAGTCTTGTTTTTTACGCAAGTCAATAAATCTTCATAAGAGATTTGTGATCCAGATGGAGAAACTTCGCAAATTGCATCGAAGTCTAAGCTCATAAGAGGCTCTGCAACACTTGTTAATACTCCGCAGTTAGTTTGCTCAGTAGTTGCATCCATAGTTGTGTTTACTGAAGATGTTCTCAAGCAAACAAGGTTTTTGAAACCAGTGCTACCAACATTGGTAATATCGATTTCAATGTTTTGTAATGATCCTAATACTTGTCCCATTTTTACTTTTATTTTTGGTTAACTAAATTGTTTATTGTTATAATTTTTCTTGCTACATAATTATCGCCATCTTGTAATGGCAAGTATCTTGAACTTGATCTGCCAATAGGGAATACCTCGAAATTAGCATCATCAAATCCATCTACTTGACTGTCAGGTATGAGTATATTTAAAATTTGTGATGCAATACTATCAACCACTCCTAAATCATTAACTCTATACTGCTCACTAAATATATCAACCACTACTTCTACATTGTTACCAAATGAGTGATTAGTATTATCACTCGATTCATCTATATTACCTATCACTACGTAGTTTTGTGGTGTAGTATTAAATGGAGTTTGTCCGTACACTGGAACATCTTTGCCATTGTAAGACAAGTTGCCATTTAAGGCATTGACATAAATCACTCTCACATTATTACTACAATCAAGCATTTTTGCTTAGTATTTTAGCTATTCTTTCTCTTAATTTAGGCAGTTCCTTTCTTATATTATTGTAAAAATATGGCTGCGCTTTCATATTCCCATCTTTTTTACCCTTAAATGGTGTAGCTATATCTCTCCAATATTGTCCGCCTTCTCTTATACTTAACTGTTGTCTTGCATATTTACCAGTACCAAACTCTACATAAGCAGCATAAGGCACATCAGCTCTTAATTGATAAGACAATTTACCTGGTTCATCCCAACTGATACTATCAGCAAGTTGCCCAGGATGAGGTCCTAATACACCAATAGGGGCATCTCTTTTAGCATCTTGTGCTATTTTAGACATAGACTTTCTAAACTCCTTTTCAATTTTATCAATACGCTGAATAAACGCATCGTCTAATTCCTTAAAGGAAGCATTAAAACCTCTTATGCTATATGCCTTTCTTGCCACTATATAACTACTTTTTTATATTGATGATAGTTAAGACCATCCCAGAAAGGATATTGTGAAATAATCCCTTTAGGATCAGCGTTCATCTTCTTGCCTCTGTTCTCGTACATCCAAGCCACAAGAGTTAGGATGTCGTTCTCCAAATCTGCTGGTATGCTACCATACCCAGCTTGGTATGTAATCTCATAAGTGCCACCCATATAGAACCACAACTTATTACCTATCTTCTCGTAGTCCTCATTTATATCTAAAGTGTCCCACATATTTATCCCACTCTTGTATCTAACCAAGTCAATACATCCAAGTGGTCCATAAGGCAAATCTACCATCCAAACTGCTGGTACTTCACCAGTTAGTTCAATATAGCTCTTAATTGTCTTGTTAACAAGTGATAAGCCAGTTAGTTTCTCTAAATGCTTTCTTGAGCTTGTAATAAGCTCGTCAATCAAAGTATCGTCAGTATTATAGGTAATTCTCATCCAATCTTTGGCTTGTGTTCGGCTCACTGGCTCTACATTTGCATCAGCGGTGACTATGATACTATCTATATAAATCGCCATACTTATCCGTTGTATTTATTAACTTCTTCTCTGAGCCACTGCTCAAACTCATCAAGTGCTTTTCTTGGGTCGTGTTCTCTTCCTCTTCCTTTTGCTTTTTTTGATGCTGCTGCGTAGGCTTTGGCATCGTCAAGTTTCGTAATTTCTTTAACCCAGCTTTCAATATCATTTCTATCCTTTATAAATATACCAGCCTTGGCACAATTTTCTTTCAGTCCTTCTGCCTCTGTACTAATCACTGGAATCCCACAACACATCGCCTCCGTAGCAGTTATACCCCAACTCTCATATTTGCTTGGCATAAGAAGTATGCGAGTCTTTTGATAAACCGAAAGTATATTAGTTGTTTTGTCAATATAAGTTATATTAGGCAAGTCTTTAATAATTTGTTCGTCATAAGACCCTTTTACACCTAAGAACTTCTTGTGAGGCATAGCCTTCGCAATCTGATAAAATATCTCACCGCCTTTGTTTTCATTAAGATTAATAAGCGTAATGTATTCATTATCAGCACTATCAACCCCTAATTCAAAATCACGATAGTCAGTAGGTGGTGTGAGTATAAAGTTACTCCATTTGTAACCCAATTTTTGTTTTGCCCATAAAGAGTTATACACTATATGTTGAGAACTCATAGCATTTACAATCTCTGGATAAGTATGTGTATTATGGATTAAATGAAATAATGGCTTTTTATAAAGTCCAGCAGCACCTATTGTCCATCTTGTATAGTCTAAATGTGTAAAAACACAATGACTCCATCTAAATAAATTCTCTATAACATTAGCGTTTGGAGGAAATACATCCACACCATCGTAAGTATATGTAGTAGTAATTTTATAGTGGTTTGCTTGATGCAGTAAAACCCTTACATTATGCCCTTTACTCTGTAAATGCTTTATCATTCTATGAGCCATCATTTCTGCGCCGCAAAGATGTGCTGGAGGATATAAGTGTATGCTAAAAAGTATATTCATATTAGTTTACTTGCACTATTGTCAAAAATCTCTCTATAATCAGCATAGTGTTCCCATAAAGCACTTTGATGTGGATTCTGCCAAGCTATCATAGGACTCACAATGTACGTGTTACCTCTTGGGTGAACATTCTCCTTCAACCAATCATCAAACATCACTGATGTGTCTGTATAAGCCTCACAAATGGCTTTTGGATTATTAAATATTACTGCGTGTGTAGTCCAAGCACCAAAAGTCCTATATAAATTATCACTATATTTCTCAATAGGTGCTACAAGGTTTGCACCTAAATAGCAAATCTCCCAATCGGGAGGTAACTGAATTAAAGCACTAATCAAATGCTCGTTCTCTCTTATCTCAACGTCATCCTCAAAAAAATACAAAACATCATCAATCTCCTTGCAAATATTACTTATAGAGATGTTAAATGATGTCTTTGGGTTGGAATGCTTTTCGGCATATACAACCTTTGCTTCTATTCCTAATTTATTAATCTCACTTAATGCGCTATCAAGTGTAGGTGATCCTTCGGTAGTAAGTAGTCTAACTTTCATAAGTTAAAATAAGGGGAGAGAAAACCCCCTCCCCTATATTTATAAACCTTAGATAGCACCGTAGATAGCAGCTGAAGGCTGGAACTGCAATAGTTCGCAACGAGCTTCTGCTCTGAAAGTGATAAGGTTCTTGATGAAATCATCTTGATCGAACTCGGTAGAACGAACTGCAAGACCGCTTTGCTGAGCAATAGCGAACTTAGTAGTGTCCATAACGTAGATCTTAGAAGCAGTAACCAAAGAGTGAGGAATAACTGGTACACCTACAATTCTTACGTTACCATTGTTGTCGATAACCATTCCACCAGGAAGTGAATAGTCACTTGGCTTGGTTTTCAACAATGATGCCCAACCAGCGTGAGTGGTCAAAGCAAGGTTTGGAGTCCAGTTCAATGCACCAAGTTGTGCAACGTAGTCGATGAACTTCTCAGCGGTGTTAGCACCAGAAGAAGAACCAGCAGTTGCAGAAGATGCGATAGCGTTAAGATAATAAGTATCTTCAGCCTTTTGGAAATCTTCAATCAATGACTGCTGAAGGTATGCTTGTAAGAATGGCAAATCATCAATCATTTGACGAGATACCTTAGCATAACCAGCTATGAAAGACAACGCAGTGTTTACAACTGTTACATCGTAATCAACTTGTGGCTTTGCAGAACCTTCAGTTTGCTTACCGAAAGAACCTTCACCTACCGGAG